GGGATGCATTAGGGTTTATATTCAAACTCATAACACCAGGTGCTTTTTTAACCTCGCCATATATTGGGTCAGTCGTTCCGTCATCAGCTGTTAGCAATGCATATACTAGATTACCACAACCTATTCTAGTTGCCATTATATCACTCCTCCTTAATCTCTTTCAGTGGTTATACCAATATTAAACCCGTAGGTAGTCCTCCCTGCATCATCGACCTTAATCTTAAAAGGTGATTGTCTAGGATATATTTGACACCACCTACCATTACTTAATACCTTATGTCTATCTACGGGGCTTAACTCATCAAATACTTGCTTGCACTTTGCTTTAGCTACGCTAGCTTTCTTATCTCTAAAGGTCAATTGTAAGGACCTATGAGTAAATGTATCATGCAGAGGTGTAGGGGCTCCTGAGTATTCATGTATTACGAATACGCTATCAGGTTCCTCTGGTGTGAAGTCCCTAAATGAATCGATTCCATCACCTTCCACAATACCTTTAGAAGCAAGATGGTTTATTAAGTCAAGAAGTAAATCATTCATTGTTCTCACTCTCCAGTACAGGACCTACATGCTTTATCACAGTTCTAGGGAACTTTTCTGATGCATAGTCCCTAATAGGGTCCTCCAGGAATTTCGCCTTGCCCACAGGGTGGATAGCTTCAAGGTCCTCATGAACTATTACTGCATAGTCCATAACAGGCGTTCCTGTTTTTGGGTTTGTTGCAGAACCTCCCTACCCCAGAGTAGCCTCGAATCCATAGTCCTTTGCATGTACTATATCATAGAACGCACTATTGGCAAGCGTCCAGGTATCTTTAGGTACTTGTCTGAGGCTCTCCTCCATTATGTCTTCGCACGCCTCCTCGGTTGCCCAGTAGGTAGACTTTGCTACTTTACTTATAGCTGCTTCGCATTTCTTATGAAATTTTTCAAAGTTTACATCCATAGTAACTCTCATTACAGATACACCACCACTATATCTACTTTGCCTGTGTTACCGTCGTAATACGGCCCCAGTGCTTTAATATTGTAATCACTGCTGTTAAACACTACCACATCAGTGACCTTAATAGCGGTATCACCTTCAATGTATAGCTGTAGATTTGACACAATATCGTTACCATGCACGTCTCTTACAAGAGTAACTTTACCTTGCGGGTAACATTTGGTCACTATTGGTTCATCAAACAAAGGGTCGCCGGCGCCATCTCTACGCAAGAAGGGTTTAATTGTGACCGGTACTGTTAACCACTTCTTTAATGATTTAAACATTGTTGTGCATCCCTTTACTAAATACCTTTTTGTAGCTATATTTAGGAACTGATACACCAGAAGTACTACACAACTGCTTATAATACGCAGCCTTATCAGCATAGTACTGTTGCCTGGAAGTAGGGTCTTCTGATTGTGGGCCTAGCGACTTTTTTATATCCCTTGCAAATTTATCTGATATCCTTTGATATAGATTATACAACCTAAAGTTATGTTCATCGAAAGTATCCAGGATATAATTTATTTCAGCGTCCAGTAGTAGCTTATCGTTTTCATCAGTATCACCTATGATAAATCTATACTTGTCTAATTCACTATTAGCAGGGTCACCTGAATAGTTCCAAGTCATTTTTATCACCTACTTCTTGATTACCACTTTGGCTACAGGTTTCGGTTCCTCAGGTTTCGGTTTCTGGTCTAATTTAGTTTCTGTATGTTTAGTCTTGGTAAACCCTGGGAGAATGTCTACACCCGACCTAGCCTTGATATAGGCTGCTACAGTCTGTAAATTATCCTCAGAAACTACAATCACTTTGCCCTCATTGACTTTGGACTTAAATCGTTTTATCGCAGTAGGGTCTTCAATTATGGACCCTACACCATAAAACTTGCCCATTGACTTGAAAGGCTTTTTAACTACATACATCATTAAGCGATATCCTTAAAGAATACTCCCAGGTCTTGTGCTATAACTTTAGGGTCGAATGCAACTTCTCCCTCTATTCTCTCAGCACCTAATCCTAAGATGTCCATTGGCAATCTTACGATTCTACTACCATAAGCACTTGCTCCCATTAACCCAGTCCAAGTGAAGATATACCCAGCTGATGGTTG